ACATGCAGCTATCCAAGCTGGCCGAGATCAGCGCACTGTCTACGATTGAGAAGCCAATCATGCTGCCAGAGCAGATGGCCGGGTTCGAGATGATGTGGGCCGAGGATAACATCAAGGATTACCCGTACCTGCTTATCAACCCGATCACTGACGCATCAGGTCAATCGTTACCCGCTGGCCCAATTGCATACACCAAGTCGCCACAGATACCGGCAGCAATGGCCGCGCTACTGCAGATCACCGAGATGGACATGCAGGATCTGCTGGGCAAGCAGGACGCAGGCGAGCAGCTACAACCCAACGTCAGCGGCAAGGCTATCGAGCTGGTACAGTCACGTCTGGATATGCAGGCGTTCATCTACATGAGCAACATGTCCAAGGCTATCAAGCGATCTGGTGAGGTCTGGCTATCAATGGCCAAGGACATCCTGGTCGAGCGTGGCCGCAAGATGAAGACGCTGAACTCCGAGTACGAGGCTGGCCAGGTAGAGCTGGGCAAGCCAATGCTGAACGCTGATACAGGCGAGATCGAGTACGAGAACGATCTGCGCGAGGCAAAGTTTGACCTGTCGGTTGACGTTGGCCCCAGCTCATCAAGCAAGCGAGCATCAACGGTTCGATCAATTACCGCAATGATGCAGATGACCCAAGACCCAGAGAACATGGCGATCCTGAGTGCTATGGCCATGATGAACATGGAAGGCGAGGGATTGAGCGACGTTCGGAAGTTCTATCGCAAGAAGCTGGTTCAGATGGGCGTTATCGAGCCATCAGCCCAGGAAGCCGCTGATATTGCAGAGGCCGCACAGAACGCACAACCAGACGCCAATGCTGAGTACCTGAGAGCTGCAGCAGCCAATGAGGTAGCCAAGGCCGAGAAGACCAAGGCCGATACCCTGCTGTCCGTTGCCAAGGCTGAGAACACCAAGGCTGACACAATGGAGACACTGAGCAGCATCAAGTCAGAAGATCAGGAGAGAATGATCAAGGCTGCAGAGCAAGTCCGTGAGATGAGCGAGAGCATGAGAGAGCGTGGTGCTATGCAACAGCGTACTGGTCAGCAATTCCCCCAGCAACGGGTACAGCAACTCCCACAACGGGAGCCTGACATGGCCAACATGAGCACTGAAGAGCTGATCAATATTGTGCGAGGTCAGTAATGTCCAAGATAACAAGGGCACTTGAAGAGCTGGCAAAACGATCAAGTGAAGGCAAAGTCGTACCTGACAAGGTGTCGGATGCCATAGACCTGCTGACAGGGCGAGCAGTCAATGGGGATGCCGTGGCTGAAGCGGAACTTCTCCGGTTTGACCCTCGGTTTGATCCCAGGAAATTGGAGAAAGACAGGCTGGGCGCGTTGAAGGTAGACTTCAATCAGACCCGCCCTGACCCGCCCCGAGTACCTCTGTCTCAGTTTGAGGGGGAAAATTTCGTAACGTCCATGACTGACCGAACCCGCGCTCTTGGAAACATTGAGGGCATAAACGACGTTAAGTTTCGCGAGCCTGTCAAGGCTCACGGCGGGTATGGCTTTATGTTTGATGGCAACAAGGGGGTCTGGTCTAGCGCCTCGGGTGCCGTCACCGCGATAATGAACAAAGCCAGGGCGTTGGGTGATAATCCGCTGATAATACCCCACCGAATGTCACCGAAGGGTGGAGACTTTGCCATACCTACCGGCGAGGTAATGTTGATGTACGCGCAGGCCAACATGACAAAAGGCGTGAAGGCTAACCTGAACCGCAGCATGAAGACGTTCATACCTGACTGGAAGGGGATAGACAACCCCGAGAGTATCCAGCAGTACCGTATGCAGCCAGACAAGATTCGCAAGCCTATACAGGCCATGATGGACAAGGGATACCGAAACCTGGGTGGACTGTCAATCGGTGAGGCACGGCTGGCCAACACCGACCCTTCCCAGTTATATGCGAAGGACGGCGGTATACAGAACGTGGGTCGCATATTCACTGGCGATGAGCCAATGCCGTCCAATAACCCGACGTACTCGACAGAAGTTCCGGGCGAGGGTATCGGTATGATTGACGCGCCCGAAGTAAGCATACTAGACCTGCTACCGGAGGACGTGGCAAGGGATTACTTCAAGTACACACCAGGCGAGGCGCTGACGAACCTGCAGGGCTATCTGCTACGACTGGCACCGCAGACTGGCACCATGACAGAGGGCGTCCTACGGGCGCTGGAAAACCGAGGCATAAACATAAGCAGCGCGGCGGGTGTGAGCATTATGGGTACGCTACTGGCCGCAGGGTTGCTCACTCCGCAGGAAGTACAGGCCGGGCCTATAAAAGAAGCCATTAGTAAAGGAATTAAGCTGTTCCACGGTTCCCCGCATGATTTCCCGCCTGTCCGTGAACTAGAGATGCCTGACGGCGCAGTTGTGTACCAGTCGATGAATGACGCGGTGCCTGAAGGTGCCAGCGTGATCAAGGAGCACCCATTGGGGCGCTTCGATATGTCCAAGATCGGAACCGGAGAAGGCGCTCAAGCGTACAGTCGTGGCCTTTATTTTGCCGAGAGAGAAGGAACCGCGCAGAGTTATCGGGATACATTGTCTGATTCATCTAAATTTAACCCTAAAATGGAGGGTGGTGACCCAATACCGAGATGGATGTCCAATGAGATTAAAAGAGATGGGGCTGAGAGTGTCCGGAGCAGATTGAATAAGCGGCTAGATCATATTGAAAAAATTAAAGCTGGTGGCGATTACAGGTATGTTACTCAAAACACAGACGCTAACGCTTTAGCGGTTGAGTCCGATTCTCGAGTCGATCTTTGGAAGGTAGACGACCAAGAGCGATCAGCAAAAAACGCTCTGTTGCAACTTGACAGAATAGAAAATGGAGAAAAAATAGTTGATGTTGGCAACATGTATGAGGTCAACATAGCCGCTACACCGGATGAGTTCATCGACTGGGATTTGCCACTTGATGAGCAGTCAGAAAGCGTAATGAACGCGTTGAAGAAGACAGACTGGTATCAGTACGCAGAAGAAGGCGCGTACAATGCTGCCGAGCGTCGCGGCGATAACGCATACGGCATGGATCTTGTTCGATGGCTTGAAGAGGATGGCGCTGAAGACGCGGCTCAAATGCTCAAGGATGCAGGCATCAAGGGCGTCCAATACGCTGACGCACAGACACGGTTTGGCAAGGGGCCAAAGACAAAGAACTATGTCGTGTACGATGATCGTCTGGTGGACATCACCAGGAAGTACGGCATCAGCATACCATTGGCCACAGCGGTTCTAGCAGGCTCCATGACTCCAGAAGAGGCTCAGGCTGGGCAAACTCAAATGGGTGGAATGGGCGTCCAGTCAGCCCCGGTAACGCAGGACGAAGAGGCAATCATCGCAGCACAGCAGCCAGCGCCAACGGGTGCCGACCTAATGCAGCAGGCCAATGATGACTTTCTGAACAGCATATTCAACCAGCCAGGATCGTTGCTCTATGGTGCCGACCAGACAAATTCGTTCTTAAACCCAGATACATATAACCTGACGTATGACGATATTGCTGACACTTCCCGTGGTGCGTTCAATGCTTTCGGCGGGTTCGTGGGCGACATGGAGCAGATGCTTATTGGCGGGATCATGCAGGGGATAGGCAAGGCTACCACATGGGAGGACGCTCTCAAGATGATTGGCGGTGGCCTTGGACAAGAGATTGTAAACGCCCCAGAAGGTCGTTTTGGCAGGTTCGAGGAGGGTATAAAGAATTATGACCCTGCGTTCATTACCAGCAAGGAGGTTGGTGAACAAATACCGGAAGTAGTGCCTAGACTTGGCCCCAAGAACGAAGGGCGAACCAAGGCATTTGAAATGTTTGGTGGATTCTTTTCCCCAATTTAAAGCACTAATTGCTTAATTAACCCAAAAGGCATCGAAATGATCGGAAACATGAACACCTCTCTGCTAGGCCAGTTATATGGGGGCGAGAACTTCGGTAACGCCAATAGTTTTATGCAATCTGCGCAAAACGATTTCTACAATGGCATACCTCCGATAAATGTCGGGTATTACAATGCCGCCGATAACAACCCTGCGACCTATCAGCAGCCGACTGACCCGCAGCAGATGGATCCAATGCAGTATCAGCAATACATGCTGCAGCAGTATCAACAGCAGATGAGTCCACAGCAGCAGATGGATCCGCAACAGTACCAGCAGCAGATGCAGCAACAGTATCAGCAGCAGTACCAGCAGCCGTCTGCAAGTGGCCAGCAAATGAATCCGTATGAATATCAGCAATACATGCAGCAGCAGTACCAGCAGCAAATAAACCCGCAGCAGCCTCTGCCGGTACAGCCACAGCAGGCCAACACTGGTATCGCAGCGCAGTTGCAGAACGAGCCTGTACGGTTCAGGAACCCTGACTTCTATTCAGATCAGCAGTACCTTGGATATCAGGAGCCTGGCACTCGCAGATATACCCCGTAATGTTAATTTATTAGTCATATTGACCAACTATTGGCGTATTTGACCAATACTGTTATCATTACCTCCAACGGCTTCCACCCGCCGTTTCTTTGGGTGAGCATATTGGGGTCAAAATGAACAAACAGGCAGATATAATTGAGGACGATGACGAAGAACTGGACACCGAACTGGAACTAGACACTGATGTCGATGATGAGGTAGATGCTCAAGAGGCTGACACAGACTCAGAAGACGATGATGATTCAGATGGTGACGAAGATGACGTTATTATCGAGATTGAGGGGGAATCGCCACCTCCAGAAGAAGATGCAAAGGCACCGGGCTGGGTCAAAGACCTACGCAAGAGCCATAGAGAGCAGCAGAGGGAGAACAAGCAACTCAAAGAGCAATTGGCAAGACTATCTAGCGCGGCAGCACCTGCAGCCGTAGAACTGGGCAAGAAGCCAACCATCGAGAGTGCTGATTACGATTCTGATTTATACGAACAGCAGTTAACTGCGTGGTTTGATCGGAGACGTGCGGTAGAAGACCAAGAGAAACAGATCGAGGCACAGAAGCGCAGCCAACAGGACGCGTGGAATGCAACACTGTCAACCTATGG